CTCTTAATCTCTATAGAATAACAGTGTCGCTGTTCAGGGGACATTAGGCCCTATACATTTTTTCAAATATGGTTCTAGCTTTGTTGATAGAACCTAGGTTACCCATTTCGAGTGTGGGTCTTATCCTATTAGGAATAGAATTTCGGAAGACCATATCAATATTCTCCTGATAGAAGTCAGCGATCGGTTTAACCGCCGTCGTCATTGCTACTATCTTAGCACGTTCTACAACAAATGTCTCGTCTTGTGACATACAAGACTTCATCCATAGATCCAACTTGAATCCTTTAATCACTGTGGAACGATCCGACGCATTTGCTTCTAACACTTGCATAGGATTATGAAGATATACAACTGAGTCATCCTCAGGAGGAAACGTCACTCCAGAAATGAGCTCTTCACCAGTCAACAATTTAAGTGAGCCAATAAAATCGTAGTCTGGTTTGTCAGGTGTGAATTTGATTTCTTTTTCCATAGGCTAGAATTTGCTTTGAACTTTTATGATTTCATAATCAAAATTTTCATCAGCATAAATTTTAAGTCGTTCTTCAAAGTGTTTAAAAGTAAAATTCTTCCATTCTCCACGTGAGATATTATCGCTAATATCATAGAGTGTGGCTACGGTTTTACCTTTTCCCCTGCGAAGGACTCTACCAATTGATTGGAGGTTTCTAATACGGGATTTACTGGGGCTTGCGAACACGATATTGTGCAAACGCTTAATGTTGATACCAGTACTAAAAGTCCCATAGGACGCAACGATGATAGCATTTTCCTCTAGTTCAGTGATTCTTCTTACTTCTTCTCTATCTTCTACATCAACTCCTCCGTGTACGAAGAAGACTTTACGAGATTCAGTACTATTATTTATCAAATTGTAAAGCGGTTCTCCGTGTCTCTCCACGTAATTGAAGAGGACTAGAGTGTTTCCACGGAGATCTATACATAGATTCTTTATAAGGTTGTTCCTTTTCTCGTGTGAAATAAGGTAATCTATTTCATCTTGGTAACTATCGAACGTACCCCACTCGTGCTTTAACACTAGACACTTTACTTTCAATGGTGTAAGATGACCCTTGTCCATTAATTGTTTTGTTTTGATGAGCTGTTCACACGGACCAAACAACCCTTCAAGTATCCACTTGTGCGTAAGCGTACCGTCCAGTGTACCAGTAAATCCAATCCTATACTTACAGGAATGAAGTTTGGTCATAATCTTAGTCAGTGACTTGGATTTGAATAGGTGAGCTTCATCACCTAATACCACATCATACTTCTCAAAGAACTTTCTTGGTTCCTTGTATATGGATTGCCAAGTAGTTATAGTTACGTTAGACTTCTTATACTTATCCGCACCCGCATAAATCTTGTGACAATGTTTCCCGACATTCCATCCATACTCTATAAAATCCTGATACATCTGTTCTACAAGAGAGGTAGTAGGAACAACGAGTAAAACCTTCCTTCTTTGGGCTACGTGAAATCTAGTGATAGCATACACCATCAAGGATTTTCCCGAACCAGTAGGAGAGAGTAATAGTTTACGATTGTACTTTAGTGCCAGAGTGACACCTTCTATCTGATATGGTCGTGGTTCTATCTTTTCAAACTTACTATTCTTGAGTATGTTCTTCATAAACATACGTACTGCCATCTGTGATATATCGTTTACTTCATACGGAGGACCAAAATGATCATTGTCTTCAAACTCTAGTGTGTACTTCATTGCTGCACACCACTGATGGATATGCTCTGTTAGTCCACCATATATCTCACCATTGCCAGGTGAGTATAGACGTATCTTACCGTCCCATACTTTGTTCCTATACAATGGCATAAACTTTGCCTCAGGAACATCAAAGGTAAAGTACTCAGAGAGTTCTCTGTGAACGTGTTCCTCTGCCTTAACTACGTTATAGACTTCGTTCTTTTTTTGTAGAATAATGTTAGCCACTTCTGAACTTCTCCCACTCAATAGCGTTTTTAATTTGGTATTGACGTGCGGAGATTTGCTTGAGTACAGACTCAAGGAAGTATAGTATAATCTTGAAGAACTCGATCCTTGCTTTAATCTTAGCTAGATCTTCATCTGCATCAAGAAACATCTCCACCTCATCTCTGGTGGTTAGTTTTAAATCAAAGGGAATATCTTTATATGCTGAAGCTGGTGCTTTCTTTTTGTAATACATCCACTTTTCTTTTAGCTTGAACTTTAGTTCAAACTCTTTGTCAAGTAGTTTGTGCTTCCAGTCTACGTACTGATCTAAGTACTTGGAATGTAGATAGGGAGTTTCATTACAGGCTTTTAGAAAGTCTGGGTAGCCATCATTACCATCAAGAATAGTGGAGTCTTTTCTCCACTGGTCTTTCAATTCATCAAGAAGGGACATACTTACGGGATTCCATATTCAAGAACTCATAGAACGAATACTTAAAAGTAACCGTTGCTTGTAAAAATTCAATATCAGTAGCTTGCACATTAAGTGGTAGCGTAGTTAATGACACAGGAAAGAGGTCACTAAAATTGATATAGAAGTTAGGATTTAACTGATTGGTTAATATGAATAGATTTCCTGTAGCGAATTGTACTTCCTTTTCCGTATCTGGTTCATACGCTAAAGTAGTATCGTTGATCCAATTCCAGATAGACAAGTAATTTTTTAGATCTTCGTCTACTAGAAATTGTACTTGGAAGTCGCCAAAGGATGTACCACCAGAAGCGGGTATAGGCAAACGTCGCCTAGGTGTAGATACCTCATTCACTACGGCAGAGATATCAGGGATAGAGGCTTGTTGACAGAAAAAATCTACGCTAGGAAATATATCCAGATCCAATTGGAAACCAGTTGGTGAAAGGAAGTTCCTGTTAGATGGTTGCTGACTAACCCAGTTAGCTGGCATAACATAATCAGTTCTTTACACCACTATTTAGTCCTTATATTGAACCCAGTTTTCAGCAAAGTCTTCGCAGTATATTAAATTGTCGTAGTAGCGATGATAAGAAGAAGTAGCCCCCTTAATAAAATCGGTCGCACGTATACAACGTCGATCGTACTCAACGCATATAGCACAGAATCTTCCGTCATCTTCTTCGACAACGAGTGCTGATCGTCGATCATTATCAGAGTAATAAGTGGAATGTCTAATCATAGTTATAATTATAGCATAAAAAAAGAGACCCACAAGGAGTCTCTTTTGATATATTGTGATAATAGATCACATAAGGTTGCGAACAAGAACACGTCTGTAGTACTGGTTGCGTCCAACACCATTGGCTCCAAGTACGTCTTCGCCAACTGTTGATCCATCTGCCTTGAAGACGAATGGGTTTGCAACAATTCCGTATCTTGTCTTGAATCCAATTTTAGGTTGGAAGGATCCTTGATCCACTGCACGAACCATCTGTAGGGGTACATATGGGCAGTAGAACATTCCTGCATCATAAGGAGATGAACCCTTATAACCAGCAACATAGAAGTGGTCGTTAGCCAAGTTCGCTGAATATGGATCAACGTAAACTTTAACTCCACCGTTAAGTGTTCCAACGAATGTATTACCTGTATCATCAGGTAGACCATTTGTTGATAGAGCAGGTGTGTAATCTAGAACACCAGCCATATTAAGTGCAGAAGCAACGTCAGCAGAACAAAGGATGAAGTTGCCCTTTCCTCTACGAGTTTGCTGTGCAATAGCGTTAGCGTCTCTTTCGATCTGATAAATCAAACCTTTGAATTTCTCAACAGACCAACGACCGTTTGAGTCGGTGTCTAGGTTGAAGATTCCAGCATTCGCTACGTTGTTTTGTGCTCCAACTTTTGCTTGGAGATAAACAGTTCTGATGACTTCTCTGTTAATTTCAGCAAGGATCTCAGAAGAGAGAATGTTTGCTAATTCAGTTTCAGCATCTAGACCGTGAATCGCCTTCAAGTCTTGAGCAAGTTCTAAGGTGTACTCTGCTTTCAAAGCACGTGATTTGGCAGTAACCGATACCTTATCGATTGTGAAAGCCATTTCACGGAAGTCTGGTGAACCTGAGGTTCCCAAAGCTTCTAGATAATCCCTTGCTGAACCACCTGTGTTCTCATAACGGAAACCAGCACCAGCACTAGGGTAGGTTGTGGAGTCGTTAAGGATTGCAGGGTTGTTACCTTCAGCAGTGTTGTCAGCAGAAGCAGCTGTTCCAGCACCTGTTCCACCGCCACCTGGATCTACGTAACCAGCTGTAGGATCATAAGCGTTCGCACCAGAAGCGTCTCCAACTGCGGAGAAACCTGGGTTAGGCTCATTGAATAATGCTTCAGCACCACTTCTGTCGTTGTAGTGTGAACGCATTGCGAAGATAAGTCCAGTAGGACCACTCATTGGCTGAACGCCACAAACATCGTATGCTACGAGGTTTGGCATCGCACGACGGATCAAGCTGATTAGGATTGGATCGAATCCAGCTAGACCTGAAGAACCGTGAGAGGACTTAAGACCATCAGCACCAACAGAGTTGATAGGTGCTGCTTCGTTAAGCATATTGTGCTCTTCTTTAAGAGCTTTCTCTTGATTTTCTAGGATAGTTGCAGTAACCTGTTTACGATGAGAATCTTTAATTTCTGGAAGATCCTTATGTCCTAGGACAGGTGACCACTTCTCCTGTAATTGACGGGTGTCCATCTTTAATTACTAGAATAGATTAATGGGTTATAATTTAAAAATCACTTAACAGCGTTTCCGATTGCATTCAGATATGCTTGCATAACTGGTGCGTACTCGGTGCTGACACCTTCAAGTGGCTCTTCTTTTACTTCTTCAGCAACTTGTGCTTTCTCAGTAAAGTATGATCCCTTGATTGTGGTTAGTTTTTCTCTGTAGGATGACTCATCCTTAAAGGTTACAGCTTCAGCAAGATCAGCGAACTTCTCTTTCTGTGTATCTGTAAGTCCTTCACTCATTTCGGAGACAATGCCTCCTCTAACTTGAGTAGAGATTTGTTTTGACAATTTCACGTTCGCATCAATCTGTTCATTGAGGCGGTCTTCCATTTCACGAAGCGAAGTGTTCATAGATTCTAGAACATCTTCTTTGCCCTCAGGCACGTCAATATAGTGCTCTTCAAAGAGTCCCTTCAGACCTTTGATGAACGACTCAGTGATCTCAACTTTGAGACCAGTGTCAATAGCAACTTGATTCTCTTCTAGCCAACGCTGAGAAGTATACTTCAAGATACCATCAACTTCTTCGGCCAAGGATGCCCGAACTTTCTCGGTATTCTCGGCAAGCTTTTCGCTATACTGCACTTCGAGTTCTTCAACAATAGAAACAACTTTACTCTTTACTGCTGCTTCAAAAATTGTTGATGCTTTCTTCAAGAACTCTTCTGTCAGTTCTTCTCCTTCGGAGAGTGCCTTAACGTCAGCACTTAGATCTACATCGATATCTTCTTTCTTAGTACCGTATGTGATCTTGTCAGCAAGCTTAGGATCTGATCCAGATGGCTCGTCTTTACCACCACCAGTTTGAGCATCGCTCACACCGTCCTTGGTAGCATTCTTATCCAACTTGTTGGAGTCATCTT